CTTTGTAATCAGCTGCAGCTATATATCTACCTTTAATTATCTCATGGTTTAAAAAACTAGCCATTTCTTTATTTGTAAAACTTTTTACTAAGTTTTTTTTATAGTCTATTATATACATTATTTCCTTCTTTCTATGTTAGTTGTTATGTATCTTATATAGGATATTAATGGATATTTGTCAACCCTTTCCTTGACCTTTATATTTTTTATTTTTGTTGTTTCTTTTCTCAGATTTTGATAGGGATTTTTTATGTTTTCCAGGCCTTTTCTTAGGTTTGTCACGGGGTGCGTGTTCGCCACCTGTTTTTTTAGCCATTATTTCCACTCCTTAACGTAAGGTGTACCACCATCGGTACGAGATTGCATGACAGGTAAGTAACTTATTTTACCATTAACATGTTGCTCTAGGTCTGCGCCACAACTCATACATCTATAAAAATCATGAGTAAGTCCAACTAACATTGTAATTTCTGTACACGTAGGGCATTCTCCTTTTACAACTTCAGGATGAAATTTTATATTTTTATTCATTATTTACCTATTTTTTTAAGAGCTTTAACATGAGCTTTTTTAAAACTATTACCTTTTTTCATATCTTTTTTCATTTGTTTCATATGTTTAGCACTATGGTGTTGGCTATGTTTTTCTAAAGTTTTTTTATTTGTTGTCATTTTTACCTTTTATTATTTTAATATTAATTTAACAATTGATTTCTCGCCCATATAAATTTCTGTTTCTGCTTTCGATTTTAAACAGTGGTACTCTACATTAGAACTTGCTGATCGCATAGCAATTCTTTTACCTTTTAAACATTGAGACATAGACTCTTGTATTCTGTGCTCCTTAATTTCTCCTGAGACTATCATTAAAAGGGCTACAACAATTTCTGTCATTTAGTGGTCTCCATTACCATTTGCTCTAACTTTATCTTTTAATTTTTCTATATCTAATATTGCTTTTTCTAGTTGTTTGTTTAAAAATTGTATGTTAACTTTGTTGGTCATATTTTGTTCTTGAGTTATCTCTAATTTTTCTGTTGCTTTGTACAAACCTTCTATCAACATAAATTGTTCCTGATCGGTCGGTAACTGCTCACTTTTTTTTAGTAAGTCCGCATTAAATAATTGTCTTGAAGTTTCTAAACTTGTTAGTCTAGCAGTAAGCTCAAAATATCCGTAGACACCCACAGCCACGGCCGCCATAATACTAACCATATTTTTGAGCGGCATGCCTATTGTAGTTTTATCTGATATTTTCATTTTTTCTTTTTTTCTTAGGTTTAGGCATAAATATACTATTCATCCAGTCAATATAGTGGTCTAGTATATCACATAATTTATATATAAATCTATCGATCATTTAAGTCTCATTTACCTCTGTACATGTAAATTTAGTAGATAATTTATTTTCATTAATTAACTTTTCTTCTTGTGAAAATATTAGATTTTTAGATAATTCGTATGCAGCAATAGTACATTCTTTCCATGAATTATAGGATTGTTTAACCTCTGCTGGAGGTAAACATTGATTATCAATAAAAGAACATAAAAATATTACTAAAGTAAATTTCATCTTGGTGGGCCTCCAAATAAAGCTAGGATACAGATAGCCACGATTAATACAGCAGTAAATTTGTAATCCATATTTGGTTCCATAAAGGCACACTCCATATTAATTATTGTCTCCTGTTAATGTACTACGCATAATTAAAAAACTTTTAAAATCGTTTTCCATTTGTTTTATTTTTTCTTCCATTGTTTTAAGTTTATCGTTTGTAACAATTGTATTACCTTTGTTTTTTTCTATATTTAATAGTAAATGGCTTTGATTTTCTTGTATTCTAGCTATGTATCCAATTTGATTTTTTAAATGAGTATCATTTATGATAGTAATTTGATCTTTATTTTTATTAATAGTCTCTGTTAGACTTACAATATACTTAACGCCCGTAAACGTTCCAACTAAAATTGAGGCTATCACTGGCACGAGTACAAAGTTTTTCTTCAATAATTCTGCTATTGACATGACAAACACTCTTCCCCTTGATTTTTAGGATCATTACACTCACAAGGATCACAAGAACAAAGACCGTAAACGTCTGAGTGGAAGTCATCCAAGCAATGACATTCATGACCGCATTTTTTACATTCATTTTTAATCTTTTTTTCCATGTGTTTTTTCCTGAATTTCGTAAAAGAAGTTATCTGTGTCTTCTGTTTTCCATGCTCCGGTATCCTCTACATTCCATTCGTTAGTTTGAACTTTCCAGTCAGGAATATTATCCTTAACTGTAAATGAAGGCAGGTCCCATATACATCTGTTGTTTGGCTGAGCCGCATAGTTGCCATTATCTAACGCAATTATGTGAGCGCACTTATGTTCGTGCGGAATTTCTGAATGATCAGAATTTAGTATATTAGCATCTGGGTGTCCCCAGTCAACTGTAAATAAATATTTACCGTGATACCATTTCTTGTCTTTACCAATGTATTTGCCGGATGCGGCTGTTAAAATATCCCAACTAGTAATAGCAGGGTAATAAGAAAAACTATTCCACAATTGTAGTTCATCAAGTCTCTGTAATGGAACAGCTTCCGGTTGAAAACCACGTTGAATAAAAGCCGATATGGGTAAACGATAAAAGACTGCACCGTTTTCCATGATGGCATGGAATAAGATCGAACGACCTGTAAGTGATGTAATACCGAAGATGATACAGTCTTCAACTTCGCCATGATGTTTTTTAAGATCATATAAATACTCCCTTTTTATTTGTGAGTATTGTACAGGAATATTTGCATTTAAGTAAGCCATAATTTAAGCTACTATAACATAAATTTACTTTATTGAACCCCAATTTTTACCATGTTTGTAATTAACTTTATTGTTAACCTCTAAAGTAATAGCGTTTTCCATAGTTTCTTTTACAATTGTAGCTTGTTCCTCATTTTTTATAGATAAACAAAGCTCATCATGTATCTGTATCTGTGGTAAAATCCCTTGTTCATATAGATTTACCATAGCTTTTTTAGTCATGTCGGCTGCGGAACCTTGAATTAATCTATTTAAAGCTTTGTAAGTAAATGCAGGCTTATAGAAATCTGTAAAATGTTCATAAGTAGGATCAGCTACATAACCTTTGTTTAATCTATCATCTGTATAATATTTTTGTGCTACTTCTTTATCTAAAATATCTACTGAGTCATACCTATTAATACTATTGTTCCATTTTCTATCTCTAGTTTCCCATTTATTAAACCTACAGAACCTATCTTCCAAAGTATATAAAAGTTTATTTTCTTCAGCAAAATTTATTAAATCTATAGATAATTGTTTTACAAAAGGAACTTTAGCATGGTAATCAGCAAACAATTTATTTGCTTTAGGTCTATCTAAACCAAGTTCACTAGCTAATTTTATTTTACCCATACCATAAAAAAGTCCTAAGTTAATTGTCTTGGCCATGGTCCGTGATATGTGAGCCATGTCCGCAACGATCTGGTGAAAATCTGCATCCTCTTTATTAAATTCTTCTAGCAAGGTATCTGTTCCAGGCATCCCTAAGGCTAAGGCGTAGTGTACCACGATCCGTGGTTCCTGTTGACTGTAATCGAATGATCCCCATTCACAATCATCTTCAGGTAAAAATAGTTCTCTCATTTTTTTACCAATGAATCCTCTTGAAGGTATCTGTTGTAAGTTAGGATTACTCATTGAAAATCTACCAGTCACCGTTCCACCTTGGTCCGATCTAATTTGATTAATATCTGCATGTATTCTACCTTCATGTACAAACTCTAACAGTCCTTCGATAAAAGTATTCTGAGTCTTATCAAAGTTTCTTGCTTTAGCTATTAATCTTAAATATTTATTTTTATGACTTGATAAATAATCTTTAGGGAGTTGAGGTAAGCCTGCTTTAGTTTTTTTATAATCTGTAATCTTTTGATGATCTAACAAAGCTTTAATAGAAGATGCTGCCCACATTTCTATTTTTATACCTGTTCGTCTTTCAATGTAATTGATAATATTAGTTTTTGTCTCTCCTAAACGTTTACCAAATGCTCTAGCTTTTTCGACATCAATCTTAACGCCTTTAAACTTCATGTCAACTAAACAAGGAAATAATTTAGTTTCTAATTCAAATATTTTTCTACAAGTTTTTTCTTCTACTCTTCCATCGTCATGAGTTTTAGTGTATAGTACTTCATCCAATTTCTTATCAAATATGTTCCATAACTTTAAAGTTAAGTTTACATCTTGCTCTGCATAATCTTTTACTAAACTATAAGGTAATTTTTCCATATTAGTCATAGGGTCTTGTATAACTCCATCGGACCATGCCTTAACTTTATCTGTTAAATCATATTTATATTTAGTTTCATTTAAATAAACTTTACTAATTGCATCTAAAGAATATCTCATTCTTGTTTCATCAATTACAGATGCTGCAATCATAGTATCTAATAATTCACCTTGAGGCATCTCGCCGGTTGAGGATCTAATCCAACATACATCGTATATTGCATTATGGAATACTTTGCGTATGTCCTTGTTTTTAAAGAGTTTTTCGTTCAAGTAATCCCATGTTTCTTTAACAGGTAAGTTATCTGTCATGGCATGAGCTAAGGGAAAATAAAAAGTTTGTTTCTTAGTAGCGATTGCAATACCGGTTACAAAACCATCTTTTCTAACTGCACCTAAACCTTTTGTTTTTAAATTTGGATCAGAAGTTTCTAAATCAATAGCAACAATATCTATATCTGTTAAATCTAATTCCGATACTTGTGGAACAGTACACATTATTTATAATCCCTTTCTATTATCATTTCTAAGTAGTGAATTGCTTTTTCTACATCTTGTAACTTTCCTTTTGCTTTATGTCTACAAATATATTTAATTGCATTTCCTTCTGCAAAAAGTAATTTGTTTTTATTTATAAAGTCTGCTGGTTGAATCTCCATGTCTTTGTAATGGGATCCCCCTATTTGCTTTTGGTATACAGCCATATTTACCTAGTTCCTTTCCTGTTTCTTCGGTTGCTAATACCCAGATGTCAAAGATTGCTCTACTAAACATAGTATACTTCAATCTATATTGTACGTTCTCTGGCTCGGGTTTGTGTCGTGTCAATGTTAAATCTCCAATAACATTATCATAAGTCATTCCCTTTACTTTATGAATATTTCCAAGTTCAATTCTAATTTTAGAATCATAATCAAATCCGTTTCTTATTACATTTTTAATATATATCATTCTATCGTCATGTTGTTTCTCATCTTTGCCTTTACTTCTTTTTCTAATCAAATCAAAACTTGAATGTAAATGTTGTTTATCTTTTAATAAACCTTCTTTAATTAATTCATCAATAGTATAATCTTTGTTAATTTTAAAATTTCCCTCATCAAATGCAAATGTTCCTTTACCTCTAGGTATAGCTTTACTACCTAAATACTTCCAAAATTGTTTTATCTGCAATTTACTTTTAGGAAAGCCTTCATAAAATGATGCCCATTCATTATGACATCTTAATTCTTCTTTAGATACATGACCTGAATTTCCTACGTATGCAAATTCAAAACCATTTCGTTTTAAAAAATTTACTATTCTTAAATCAGTAGGTTTACCACGGTAACAGAATAAAAAGTTCTGATTAGTATTTTTCATTTTATCTAATAAAATAGATAAACTTTTAGAAGGTCTTAAATCATTGAGAGCATATTTATTTCCTTCAATTAAATCTCCGTGTTTACAACCTTCTGGTATTAAATTTCTTTTCCCATGATAGTCATCATCGTATGTTGCTGGATGCCATTTTCTTGTGTACTCGTATTCTATCCATATTGGAGCTATAATTTCTTTACAATAATCATTGACGGCTTTACTACATCTTTTACCTTGACCTAATTCTCTGTAGGGTTTAGCTGAAATTAGGTGAAAATAATGTGCGTCTGAACCTGCAAATTCAAATATAGTTTGATCAGGGTCTCCTACCATATAAAAATGTTCGTCCTTAACATTCTGTGCCATTTTGTTTATAGCTTCTAATTGAGGTTTATTACAATCTTGAGCTTCATCTACAATTAACATTTCTATGTCAAAAACATTATCTAATGAATTAAATTCATTAAGCATATCTGCAAAGTCATGTTGACGAGTATCTTTTTTATATTTAGTATAAACTTTGTTTAATTTGTCTAATTGCTTAAACTTATAAGGATTGTATTCACTTTTATCTGCACAAGTATCCCAATGATATTCTAATTTGTCAGATAAATTCTTACCATGTGCATGATTTATAAATTTAAAAAAAGGATGTTTACTGTAAGGATCCCCCTTAAATTTTGCTAATCTAAAACTCGATTCTTTTGCACATAATTTATTATAATCATCATTTTCTTTGTCATCAAAAACTTCTTTTCTCATAATTTTATTTCTACAAAAATGATGAATTGTACATATTCTATCTTCAAAATAATCTTTCTTTAAACCTTGTTCTTTAATTTCTTTCATTTGTAAAATTGCTTTAATAATTTGATTAGCAGCAGTATTGGTGTGAGATAGTAATATAATTTTATCTGTACCATATTTTAAAAATCCTTCTCTATATTTTTCTACTAAAAATTCATGTGTTTTTCCAGTTCCTGGAGGTCCCGCTACAAATCTAGGTGTCATAATTTTATTGTTCAAAATCTATACTCTCTATATTTTCTTTTTTAATTACTTCTTTATATTCCCCATCAATGATTAAGTCTTCCATATCTATTTCATAGTCATCAATCTTCCAAGACACACAAGATTTATATTGATCATCTTTTATTTTAACTTTACCTCTATTTTTTTTGGCTTTTAAAATTCTTTGAACCTGCATAACTAAATCTACTCTAGCAATTTTAATTCTTTTATCCGTTAAAAAATCTTCAAATGCATCTAAGTTAAACTCTAAACTTTTACTAATCATATCAAAGAAAGGTCTTTTATACTCAAGTAAATTAATCTTTTGATCGTAAGCATTCTCTTGTTTGATATAGTGTTTAAAGTATTTTTTAAATACCAAATCTTTATTAGCTTCCTCAACATAATATTTTGATTTAGTTCTACTTTCAAATTTTTGCAGCATAATTGTTTCAAACTCTACAACTGGCATTTTAGGAATCCAAACAGAACCTTGTGACATAACTGCGTCATAAAATAATTTTTGGTTCATTAAAGTTGGCCCAGGAATTATAATATTTTTTTCAATAACTTTACCTTCTAATTTACCTGTTACTTTAATTATGTATCTGTCTTGTCCATACTCTATAATGTCTCCTATGCACTGTTGTGCAATTTCTTTTCTATCAGAAGAACCACTATCTTTTGCGCCAACCCAATCAAACAAGTGTGCTATTGCTGGAGGTGTACACCCTATTAGTTCAGATAATTTAGGTATTCCAAATTTTCGTTTTGATTTTTTACCCGTAGTACCTTTAGATTTTCTTTCTTCACATTCATCATCATTAGAAGCCACTGCAATATTGTAAACAAACTCATCAATATCACTTACACTCCATTTAGTATGGCTTAATAATACTCCGGCAATAGCTGTACAATACTCATCCCTTGATCCTTTAGAGGCATACAAAATACAAAGCGCCGTAGACAATGCTATTTTTCTTAAATCTAAATCTAAGTCTCCAGGGTATTCTTTTATACCTTCATACTTTTCCCATCTTACATGTTCATGTACTTTACTATGTAAAGATCCGGGAACAATTGTATAGAAATTACTGCCACTTCTTATCTCACACAGTGTTGCACCATGTGGAAAATTTTTATAATATTTTTCTAATTCTTTTGGTAAAGAAAAAACAGTTTTATTTAACTGACCTTTAAACCAATAATGACTTGTTGGATTACTGGGTCTACCAGATATGGCTCCACAATATTTTATATACTTATTTACAAATCTTTTTGCTATAGAGTTATCTATATCTAAATCAACATCGTGATCTAATCTTAAAGCTATTTCACAACCCTTGTAAGAATTTTTCCATTCTTCTTTTGTTATTGAAAGGTCTTTACTACTCCACTTACTTATTTCAGGTAAACCTTTTTTACAAGGTATAATAATCCTATCTAGATCTAACCAGTTTTCATATGTGGACGGACCACTATTAAGTATTTCTTTATCAATCATATTTTTTTATGGGCGGGTTCACTCTCGCTTCGCCGCCCAATCCCTAGGAACTATAAATTGATTGTCTTTTTAGTTGCTTCTTGAGTTTCAGGTTTTGCTTGTACAGCACCTTTGCTAACTTTTTCAGCAAAGTTTTTTGCACTTTCATAAACCGATTTATCTTCAATAGGTCCAACTTTAGACACATCCCAACCAAACCATGTTCCTTTGTCATTTGACATCTGAGTGGTTTTTAGTTTGTAAATGTGGCTATATGTTGGCGGCGTAAACATACCATTTTTACCTTGAAGTTTAATACCCATCATCATTGAGTTCCATTTTCTACTAATTTTTAATTGAGTAGATTTCATAGAAATCAAAGCTGATTGAGGTGATTTACCCAAAACAACTACAAAATGATTTGCAGTGTTCTCTAAGTAGTTACCATTTGGAAGTCTATCTTTATAAGATTTATCCCTTGTTGTAGTACTTACGATATCACTTTCCGCATTATGGATTGCGACTGGTGCACCTTTACTGTCACCTCTATCTTGCCATTCTACATATTTTCTTTCGTAGAATACTGGCAACACATCGATCCCTTTAGCACCATCAAAAATTTCATTTGTGACAGTGTTTAAGATCATTCCAGGTTCTGCACCTTCGACATACTTACCATCTCTCTTATTAATTTCAGGAGATAGTTGTCCTAATACTTTCAGAAACGGTAATGCGAGATCATCTTGCATCATATTCTGAGAGCCTTTATCAGCATCAGCTTCAAACATGTTTGTTGCTAATGCGCCTGCTTCTTCTTTGTTTGCTACTTGGTTCATGGTTATTGTTTCCTTTTTATTGTTGTTTTATTTCCAACGAATACGTTGAAAAGTTCGGTAGGCAGTTCCTTACCCGCCTCAATACGCTCCCGAACTAGCGCTTTGAGAGTCATGGGCTCAACCTTCAACTTTTGTGTTGGTTGATACCCACGCTCTGATGCAAGGCTAGCATAATCCGCAGCCTTGTTATCTTCGTTACGCCCAAATGATACGGATATCTCATTTTTGATTATATCACCTAGGT